GTGGGTGGATCACTATAGTGGCCAGTAGCCTCATTCTCTCCCAGCGGTCATGGTGGCGGGCTTCTTCTTGCTCGCTGTAGGCTTTATAAACATGCCCAAACTCCACAGGCGTGCACCTGCAAAAGTCATCGTAGGACAATCCGACCTGGCCCAGGGCCAGCCCCATCAAATCATAAATGCCTACCGGCTTTTTTTTTCGTCGGTGTCGGTCGTGTTCTCGGCGTTCACGTTCTCAGTCCACGCGGCCATCTGCTCTGGATCCAGCGAGTCGGCAAAGTCCATGAGCGACATGCCAAACTCTACACCATCGTGGTTGCACGCCGAAACAACACAACACCACAACCAGGCGACCAAATCAGAAAAGTCGTCGGCTTTGATGTCGGTCACTTCCTTGCCAGTCTCTCGCTTGAAACGAAGCATAGCCCCCATAGTCTGCCTACAGGGGTATGCTTTCCCGTTGATAGTAATCTCGATCTTGGGCATGGCTCAAAGATTAAGCGCCCTTGCCGGGATAAACATCAGGCTCGCCGTCGTTCTCCAGCGTGATGCTGTAGGTGGCATCATCCTGGGCGGGGCTGGTTTCCTCGATCGAAGCGATGACGAACTTGCCCTGCAAATAGGGCTCGCTGGCGCTGGCGCCTTCGGTGGTCACACCATTCTCGCCACGCTCGTAGGCCTTCACCTCGCAGCTGGTACCAGCTCCCCACTTGGCAGAAATCTCGTCGAAGCCGTTCTCGGTCTCGTTGTAGAAACGCAGACCCTCGGCACTGATAGAGATAGACAAACCGGTCACACCTTTGCCCTTCCACAGTCCGGCCTGTGCGCCCTGGGATGCCACGGGCTTCACGGAGCGGTCTTTTGTCTCTGAGTTGAAGGTGAGGGTGTGGCTGGTGCAGTGGCCCACAGCCTTGCCGCCAACAAACAGCAGCAGATCAGATCCATTTACATATCCTTCCATTGTGCAAAACAGATTTTATGGTTATTAAATTCTGACTTGAAAAGTGAGCTCCTGAATATAGGCATCATCCTGCCACCCCTCGGCGCTATCGGTGAGCGTGCAGCTCCTCATCCTCATGTTACCGACGCCCCCCTGTTTGAAGTCCAGGGCGGCCCGCACAATCTCGGCGAGTTCCACGCCTTCCTGATAGTTGGCGGTGTAACACTCGACGGTGATTAGTGCCGCGTCGGCACCAGGGAGTGCCGCTTTTTGCGGGGTTGCGCTCATGCCTGTGCGGCAATAGCGGATATAAGGGAGCGTGGCGTTCTCACTGGCCACAACCGGGAAGATCTTGGTCACGCGGTCGGTGACGTCGGTGTTCCCGCTTAGGATGGCAAAAATGATTTTGCCCGCGCTCAAGGTGGTGGTGGGAATGGTGTCCATTATACGAGTCCTTGTTTTTTAAGTGCCTTGTCAAGGTTTGCCTGGAAGTCCCTGAACAGATTCGCCTCCACACTGGTGGCGCTGCTCTCAGTGTGAGCCAGGAAGCGATAAGCCCTCATGCGGCCAGTGTTATGTCCCTTGCGCTTTCGTACAAAGAATTTAGACTGGCTTCTGGTCTTACGCTGGACGGCGCCTTTTTTGGCGACGCCTTCCTCAGCCCACATCAGCACGGGCTTTTCGAGACCCTGGCGGTTGGTGTGGTAGCCCTTCTTGTGCCACGGCTTCACCGATACCATGAAGCCCGCGCCCATGCGCTCAGGATAAACCCTCACCATGATGCCCCTCGACAGCCGCTGCTTGGTGCCGGTACCAATGCCGCTGGACTCAAGGTTTGAGGCCGCCGCCTTTTTCAGGCGGTTGCCCTCACGCCTCATAGCTCCGCGCAAAGCCTTGCGCTGGGCCTTCAAGTCAAGCGCCGTGAATACGTCACGGAACGGGGCCTCGATATTTACAGCATCTTCCGGCATGATGACAGGATCACTCAGTTACTCATTCACTCGCTCACAAACCAGCGTCTTGTAACCTTTGTCAATGTTGGGGATGATAGCCACGACGGTGTAAAGCTCTCCACCCAGCAGCTGGGCTCTCCAGTTGGGCTGGACGGGGTGAGCGTCACGGATGTTAAACTCGGCCCGGTAGTCGGGGAAGTGTTCGCCCACCTCCTCGCTCCTGAACCCGGTGTGCTTTACACGCTCGGCGTGAACCGTGCGCGTTTCCTCATACTGGGTGCCCTCGCCGCCCATGTCGTCCTGGACGATCACAGGCCGCAACAGCGCGAGCTTATACTTCATCCGTCCCGCTATCATCTGCCAACTTTCTGAAAGGTTTGATTAAAGCCTGTAGCGAGTCAGGCACGGCGTGAAGCTGTACCTGGCTCACGCTCTCGCGCTGGTTGTACAAGTGCCCACCCAGCAGCATGATGGCGTGCTTGAGGCTCACGGGAAAACTCCCGCAGCCCATTTCGGTCAGCTCTGCCTCTGTTCTGTTTGTCGCATTGATGACGCTTTCCTGGGCTACCTCAAGAAGGTGCTCCAGGTAGGTGTCATCGTCGGCGAAGTCATCCGCACGGACGTGCTTTTTGAACAGTTCCAGACTCACTACGTTAGCCATAATCTAAGACACGGTTAAAGGGTTGTTTAGCTGGCAGCCTCGGTCAAGGTGGCAAATGCACACTGACGCAGCACGGTGATAGCGTAGTCCACGTTGAGCACGAAGTCCACGGCGTTCTTACGGGCCAGGCTGTAGGGGTCAACGATGAAGCTCATCTCGCCGAACAGACCCTGGGGCGCATACTTGAAGCAGCCGAAGTCCACGGTCTTGTCGTCCACGTCGCCGGTGGTGAACACAGGCACGCCGTTGATGCGGCCATTGTTGTCAACGATAGCCTCGGCGGCACCGTCCCACTTGGGAGTGGCCTCAAGCATGGCCTTCATGGTCTCGCTCATAACGTAGCACATGCCCTCGGGACGCACGTTGCTCTTGAGCACGGCGGCCTTCAAAGCAAGCAGGTTGGCCAGGGTCGGAGTGCCGTTCTTGGCGTAGGTCAGCTTGTTGGCGGCAGCCAGGTTGGTAGTGATGAAGGGGCCGTAGAGGTTGGTGGCGTTAGTCACCTTCGTCTTGCTGAACATGATCTTGTTCATCAGGGCAGCGATGGCGGTGGGCATATACTCACGCGCGATGGTTGCGATGAGGTCATCGGTCTCATTCAGTGCCTCGCGGGTGATGGGCACAGCGATGCCAATGCGCTCGGGCTTGGCGATCAGCTTGCTGATGGGGATCTGGGTGTCACCCAGGGCAGCGCCCTCGTCGTTGATGGTAGCGTTGAACGCCTCGACAACGGGCCACTGGTGGTTGCCCTTCAAGCCGGTCAGCAGGGGAGCGCCGATAGCCGACAGGATGATCTTGTTGTAAAGGGGCTCCACGATGTCGTGGGTGGTGAGGGGGGCGGGGTTGGTGCTGGCGGCGGGATCAGCGTAGCCCGAAGCGTTGCCATTGAAGTTGGCGGCCACGGCACGGCTGATCTTCACCTCGAAGCGCTGACCCTGTGCCAGGCACTCACGCATCTGGCGGTTGATGTCGGCAAAGTCCTCGCGGCTGTTGAGCTCCAGGGTCTTGGTGTTGGCCAAAACCTTAGCCTGGAGAATAGCCAGCTCGCGCATGAGCTCTACCTTCTCGGCCTTCTCAGCGTCGGTAAAGTCCTCGCGCTGCTTGTCACTCTCGAGATTCTCCGCCATCTCGTTCAGGCGGCCCTTGATCACGTCAATACGCTCCAGGGCTTCACGCATCTTGAATTTCTTCTTCTCCATTGATGAATTAAAGAATTAAAATGGATAATCAAGTTAACCGCCTAACAATGGCGTTAATCTCACGTTTGAGGGCCTTGATGGTCTCGCGCTTCTTCCCCTCGTCGATGCCGGGTTCCGGCTCGGGAGTAGGTTCCGGCTCGGGATCATCGCCCAGATTGACACCGGCGTCCTCCACTTCGCGCCTGGTTACACTGGTCTGCTCATAGGCAGGGTCGGCGGCCAGGGTGAAGTCATAGACTGCATCAATGCGCTTGACGTGGCGCAACAAGATGTCCTCGCCATCGTCGGTTTTCTCATTGATACGCTCATAGCTCACGGCGTTCTCGCTGTCGCTCTCGTCGGTGCTGTAGCAGAAGGAACAGCCGGCAATGTCGCCACGCTGCACAAGCTCCAGGGCTTTGTCGCCGTCAACAGTGTGCGGCATTTCGGCCCAGAATTTGACGCCCACGGCGTCCACCTCGTAATTGAGCGTGCCCTCGCCCTTGTTGCTCCTGGCCAGGATGAGCTGCCGGTCATGGAACATGGTCAGCTTGATGTCCTGCCCGTCCAGCGTCTCGCGCGTGATGCAACCAGGCTCGAGCACCTCGTAGTAGCAGTCCCACCAGTCACACAACAGGCGGGAACGCACGCCAAACTTGAGGGCGTAGCCTTCGATGGTGCGGCTTTCGCCGCCATCGGCGGCCTCGCGCAACTTCAAGTCGGCGACAAGTGCGATGGTTCTCTTTTTCATTGTTGGTTGTTTTGTTGGTTATTGTTGCCCGATAGCTTGTCGCTGCCCAGCGGGGCCAGATTTGTCGAGACGTGCACCACGTCACCGCCTGGAACCTCGGGAAGGTTTTCCTGTCGGCGCCAGTCGTTGATGGTGTAGATACCGGCCTCGATCGTTTTTTTCTGGTAGTCGGCCAGGCTTTGAAGATCCAGCGAATAGATACCACGGCGGTCGAACTTGAAGCGGCGCTTGGTGTATTGGGTCGGGCTGATGAGCTTGCGGTTGAACTCAGCCTCTATGCGCTTTAAGATCGGGTCGAGTGTCATCGACAGGAAGGTGATGTTCGCCATTTCTGCCGATTTATAGTTATTGCTGGTATCATCAAATACAAAGGACGGCTGCACGCCGAAGAAGCGGCAAATCTCGCGCACGGTGAACTTGCGCGACTCAAGGAACTGCATGTCGGTCGAGCTGAGCGAGATCTGTTTGAAGTCCACCTGGCCCGGTAGGCTCACGATGTGCTCGCCAGCACTAAATCGCCCGTCAATGTCCTGGGCAGTCTTTTCGAGCTCGCTGTCCTGGTACTCACCAAACCCGATGGCACTCTTGTCGTTGCTCACCAGGCCGCGCACGTTGCCGCCGTTGGTGAAGCGATTGGCCGTTTCGGTATCGCCAGCCATTGCGATGCCAGCCACGCGCCTGGCGTGCATGAGTACGCTCTCGCCCTCCTTGCCGTCGCTGGTGGGGGGGTAGAGGTGAATCACCTCACTCTCCCTGAACGTACCATAGACGCCGTTATACTGGTCGCAAATGGTATAGGTTTCGTTCAGGGCGTCGTGGGTCACGCTGTTATTGCTGCAAAGCACCAGGTCGGTCAGCTCTCCAGCTACATAGCGCGGCACGATGTAGGCGTTACCCTGGAGCAGCATCTGACGCACGGCAAAGCTCCAAAAGTCAAAGATCGACATCTCCGGCATGGGTTGGACGCGCAACAGGTAGTCGAGTGGGCTGTTGGTGTCAGCCTGGAAGCGCCCGTCTTTCCACTTGAGCACCTCAAGGGTGAGCGTCGCCACGCTGTCGCTCAACAGCTGCACGCAGCGGTAAACGGTGGCGATATTCAGCGACTCGTAGGCCCCGGGCATGTACATGTACACATTGCCGCCCCCTGTTCTCGGGGTCGATGCCTGGGGCTGGGCGGGCTGCTGCTCGCCTTCATCCTCACGGCGCCATATTTTTCTCCACCAGTTTGCCATATTTGGCAAAGTTACCACATTAAAAAGGGCCCGAAAAATTGGCCAGGGTGCATCGTGGTACATGGTGGCGCAACATGGCGCAAATTAAGGGTTTTTAAGTTTTTATTTTGTTTTTGGTTCCTTTTTGCGTGTTTTACTCAATTTTTTGGCGTTTTCTTCAATTTTTTGGCGTTTTTGGGCCTATCTCTCGTAGCTGTAGAGCTGGCCCAGGGTCATCAGCGTCGTGATCGCGCCGTCGATTTTCCTGTATTGCGACGCTTTGAGCGGTTTTTTATTTTCCAGTCTGTCCTCGTCGATAACGCAATTAGTCAGGCAATAGACGTTAATCGGGTTATCGTTGAGCGTGATCCTGGGCGGTGTATCGTAGGCCAGCATCTCAAAGCTCTCGACTGGTAGGTTAAAGCTGCCGTATGTCTGCGAATATGGCTGCAGCACTGCTCGGTTGCCTATGCTGGCCAGGATGTTCACAAGCTCCTGGGATTTATAGGCGTCGTAGCCTATGCGTATAATGTTGACGATTTTGCTCCGCTTCACGATGTCGCTGGCTATCTCGCGCACGTCAATTTTGTTGCCCTGGGTGAACTTCAAATGGCCGGCATCATGCCAGACCTTGTAGAGCTCGGCGTTGGGGTGTCCTTTCAGTGATCCGACTGGGAAGTAGTAATCGGTGTGGCTGTAGAAGCGTTTAGTCGTGCTACTGTAGAGCGTATAAGTCACGGCGCTGAAATCATCGCGGACACTCAGGTCAAATGCCACAGCGCACGGCGGGCGTCCTTGCACCGCGTCGATCGAGAAGTCGCCGCAAAGCTCCTTTGCCTTTTCAAACGTGAACCATGTCTTGGCCTCATTGATCGTGAATATATTGAGCAGCTTAGTCCTAAATGTGAGCATATTCTCAGCCGATAGCTGGGCGTTGGCCCACTCGTTCTCGTAGAAGTCCGGCTGGACGGTAATGCCGATGTGGGGCTGCACTTTTGCCCAGGTTGCCGGATCGCCTTCCTGGTCGTCCACGTCAGGGCAAAACAGGTCGGCAAACATGGTGTCGTTAGTGATCTCGCCACGGAGCACCTTCATGGCGCCCTGGATTTCGCTGTAACACGGCCCGTCAATCACATCGCTGGCGGTCGTGATTACCACGGTCAGCGGCTCGCGCCTGGGGCCCATTGATGAGGTGAGCACATTCTTCAAGTCGGCGCCGTTTTTGTTGGCGGTGTTCCTGGCTTGGGCATATTCGTCCAGGATGGCCAGGGAGGCGAACAGGCCGTCCTTTGTCTTGGCGTTTGCTGTGAGGCACTGGATGAGGCTATCGCGCCCGGCATCCTTGAAGGTGATGCTCTCGCGGTTAATACGGAAGTGTTTCTGCCTGGGGTCAAGGTCGAACATGAGCGCCCGCACCTCGTTGAAGCATTTCTTGGCTTGGTCGTAACTATTCGCGCCCACATAAGCCTCGGCATTGTTGTCGCCAAATAGAAGGTCATAAACGGCCAGTGCTGCCGCGCTGGTCGTCTTGCTGAATTTCCTGGGCACAAAGATATAGGCCAGACGGATGAGCCGCCGCCCATCAGGGCGCGCAAAGCCGAAAATGTTTGCAAACTGAAACATCTGCACCGGCGTCAACTTGTAGTGCTGCCGGCCATTGGTGCCGCTAAACTTCATCGTCTCGTAGAAGCGGACAAAGCGTTTCACCCGCTTGGGCTTCCACTCCCAGCGGTCGAGCATACCAAAGAAGCGCCGGATCTTGAGCACCTCGTTCACGTTGTGGCCAGCTGGGTTGTTGATCACCTCGCGCACATAGTCACCCAGGCGCTGGTCGGTATCTTCCAGGGCGTATCGGTAGCGGTTCAATTTCAGGGCTCGGAGCTCTGCAACCGCGTCGCTTTTATATTTGCGCTCTCGCTGCTTTTCTTCCTCAGTCATCGTCCCGGCCAAATTCTTTCATAAATTCGCTAAAGCTGTCGTTGTCGGTTTTACGCTCTTTGGCATCCACATTCATGCCCAGGGCCCGCAGTGCTCGCTGGGCCTTCTCGGCTGTCTCGTTGTATAGCTTGACCATCGGGTTGACGCTTTTTCGCTCGTTGCCTTCCCGAGAGTATTCCACGTCGATGATGTTCGAGCCCATCGCCATCACGCTCTCGGCCAGCATGTCGGTCTGTACAAGCAGCTGAGCGGTGATCGTCACCTGCATCGACAGTTCGGCGGTGTACTTGCCCTCCTTCTTGAGCAGCTTGATAATATAATCCTTTTTTCCTTTGATTCGTTTCTTAACTTCCATATTTGCGTCAACATCGACGACGGTGGGTGTTTCCTCGGAGCGGTGGGTGTTGATCTCGACGACGGGCGGCTGTTTCTCAGTCCATCCCCTGCTCTTGCCCCTGGTCTTGAGGTAGAATATGGTGGCGGTGGTGTCACCGGCGGCGATCCGGCTCATGAGCTGACTCTCTACATAGTCCACCTGGGCCTCGATAATATCCTGGACGCGGGTGGCAAATGCCGCGTCGGTATCTCTCCAGTGGTAGAAGGTCTGCCTGGATATACCGCAATTTTGGCAAGCCGGCGCAATTATTCCACCAGTTCGCTCCAGCGCCTCCAAAAAGCCATTTTTTCGCTCATCGGTTACGTTCACCTTATCGTTGACCTTCTTCTTTGCCATTTGCGTCCTTCTCAAACGAGACGATACCGTCAAAATATGACTTGTAAAACTCGAACAGGCCCTTGTCGATGGTGATGTTGCCGTTCTCGGTTCGCGGGTTGGTATTTATATTTGCGCTTGTCTGTATGCCGAAATAAAAACCATCGGCATAATTGGCCCCGGCGTAAATCTTGCTGTGGTTTCTGAAAACAGCAGCTCGGCCAGCGCCAGGGTGTTCCCGGTAGAATTTCTTCACCATCTCCCACTCGATTTTGTAAGAACCTGGGAAGATTTCGCCCAGATACATGTCCAGGTGTTTTATTTGTCCTCCCTCATGCCAAAGCTGGAGCTGCAAGATGTCCTCGGCGGCCATGCACCACGTTGAGCACAGAAGGTAGTCAAGATCGTACCAGTTGAGCACCACTTTGAGGTAACTCAGGCTGTCCACGTCACCGGCGGTGATGAAGTTGTAGCTGGTGCCCTTCTTGGGCTTGACATATTTCATGGCCTCGAGAAGTTTCACCTCACTAAACGCCCGGCGATATTCGTAGCGTGTGGACAACTCCGTGCACGCTGTCGTCCGTCGGTGGCTTCGTGATGTTGCGCCTTTGCTGGGCTCATCGACTGGATCCTCATGCTGCTCAGCTTGAGTGCTGCCAAAATTACCAAAACTAAACCCAAAGTCCATGACGTATATTATTTTTTAACTGTCAAATTTGTAAATAGGCCGATCATGGCGGCGCTGCTGCTGTATGGGGGTCAAAAACCGGGCCAGCCCCCACGGCCCCAAGAATTTCCACGCGCGTGGAGAAAGG